AGTGGTATCAGCCAGTAGTGAGCGCAATGACGAAGTATGGAATCAACACCTCGCTGCGCATGGCCCACTTCATTGCACAGACAGGACATGAGTCATCAGGCTTCGCGACTGTTGAAGAAAGCCTGAATTACAAATCCACCGCATTAACTGCGATGTTCCCGAAAAGAATCACACCGGCAGAAGCCGAGAAATACGGGCGGACTGATTCACACCCCGCAGACCAGAAGATGATCGGAAGCATTATCTACGCTAACCGAAACGGAAACGGCGATGTGAAATCTGGTGACGGCTACAAATATCGGGGGCGGGGATTAATTCAGATCACCGGTCGCGGAAATTACTCGGCGCTGGTTAATCAGCTGCGCTTGGATATCGTCAACAATCCTGAAAAGCTGACAGAGTCAAATCTTGCCGCAGAATCAGCAGCTGCATGGTGGAAGAATAACGGTTTAAACGAGATTGCCGACTCGGATGATGTTGACCGCATCACCCGTATCATTAACGGCGGAACGAATGGAATGGAAGACAGGAAATCCCGGCTAATCAAAGCTAAGGGGATTCTATGCTCAACGTAATAAGTTTTATCCGAAACAACATTGGCATCTTCATTGTCGCGCTGTTCTGCCTTGCGCTATGGGGATTGAACACGCGTAACTCGCAGCTAACCGCTACTAACCAGCGTCTTGAGCAGATGAACGACGCTAAAGACACTCAAATAGCAACTCTCCACAGCAAGAACGACGGCTTGGCAGAATCAGTCAAAAGCTTGACCGATGCTGTTCGAAGTCAAAACGAAGTGGTCAGTCAAGTAGCAGAACAACGGGCGGTTACTGCACAGCAAAACAGGAAACTACAGGATGAAATCAAGAAGTATCTGGCGCCAGACAAGTGCGCTATTGCTCCTGTTCCCGCTGATGCTGCTAACAGGCTGCGTGAGAACGCAGACAGAATACGAAGCGGTAAAGATACCAAGCCTGCCATTGCCGGAAAGCCTGCTGGCTGACTGCCGGATTCCAGATATCCCTGATGAGATGACCTACGCAGACAGTGTGGTGCTCAACTTACTGATGCAGGGTGCTCTGGAAGATTGCAGTAATCAGCTCAGGGCAATTAAAAATCTCGACACAGCAAAAGCCATTCCATAGCCCATTTGCGAGTGGGCTAGATAATGCCAAGAGAGTGAAGCGTTCTTACAAGGCTATCAACTGCCGTTATCAGCAGCGTCAAATCATTCATAAAGCAAATTACAATTTTCAAAATCGACATGGTTGCACTCCTCAGTAGGTTGTTTATCTATTGAGAGGGCTAATAAATCCCTCCCTCCTTTGAGTGTGATTCTAAGGATCAACCAATGACTCATAAGTGGAATATCACAGTCGAGACACAATCAGGCGAAACCTACACTGGAGCAATGACGCGCCAGCAGCCTGAAATAGTGAATGGATTCGTTGCTATAGCCACAGAGAGTGGAGAATGGAATTATCTGAAGCCTGACACGGTGACGCGCATGCACTTCGCGCCTGTGGTCGACAAGGTGGAGGATAAGCCTGTAGACGTTGCGCCAACACCAGATGAAGAGCACCCAAAGCAAGAGGGCGACCCAAATGATGGCGAGACCTCAGCAGAGGGAAGTGACTCACAGGTCGAAAAGAAAGAATTATAAAACTCTACCAAGCGTCACCATAATGGCGCTTCACAGAATTTTATATAGGTTTCGTAATGCGAAGGTGTCTCCTAATCACGGTTCGATACTTCGAGACAAAGAGGAATGTTCTAAATGGCGACCAAAAAGAAAACTGGCCGCATGATTCAAGGTTTCTTTAGATTATCTTGCCATCAATGCTTACGCTGGCATTCGCCGAGCTATTTGGAACGTTAATTCTTACCTTAGCTCCTGATTCGGTTATTACCTCTATGGTTAAAGATCTAACTGGCGGTCCGGTGTCATCACCTACGAACCCCAAGACAATTTGATCTGATGACTTTTCTTCAACAATCGGCATTAAATCACCGTTGGCTAAACCAGCATAAATTCTCACATTGCTCATCATATTCTCCCAAAGGTAATACATGGCACTCACCGACAAACAAGAAATGTTCTGTCGCGAGTACCTCATCGATTTGAACGCCACGCAAGCGGCAATTCGGGCGGGGTACAGCGAAAACACCGCCCGTAAGATTGGTAGCGAGAACCTCACAAAACCAGACGTCCAGAACAGGATCGCCGAACTTAAAGCTAATCGCAATGAGCAGGTTAACATTGACGCGGCATACGTTTTGAGACGGTTGGTTGAAATAGACCAGATGGATGTCCTTGATATTGTGAAGGATGACCTATCACTCAAACCTGTTAGCGAGTGGCCCCCTACGTGGCGGCGCTATATCTCAGGGTTTGATGTCGCTGAGATGTTCGAAAATTCAGGCGAGGGCGGCGCACGTGAGCTGGCTGGTATCCTCAAAAAGATTAAGTGGCCTGACAACGTCAAGAATCTAGAGTTGCTTGGCAAGCACATCTCCGTGATGGCATTCAAAGAGCAGGTCGAGCAATCAGGCTCAGTAACGCACAACATCATGCCAGTGCCATCATGCAGCAGCGCTGAAGAGTGGGAGGCAGCCGCACAGCAACAGCAGAGCGAGGTATTAGGCAAATGAGCTACAACGTAGTTTGGAAGCCTTTGCCGGGCTCGCAGTCGCTTTCTTTGAGCTGCCCATGCGATGAGATATTGTTTGAAGGTACTCGCGGCCCCGGAAAGACTGCCGCACAACTGGCCCGCTTTCGCCGAAAGGTAGGATTAGGCTACGGCACGTTCTGGCGCGGCGTCATCTTCGACACTGAATACAAAAACCTTGCCGACATCATCACCCAGTCAAAGCGTATGTATCGCCTGTTTGGCGATGGTGCTAGGTTCCTTAACTCAGCTTCAGAGCTTCGATGGGTATGGCCTACTGGCGAGGAATTGCTGTTTCGCTTTGGTAAGGAAGAGAATGACTACTGGGACTATCACGGTCAGGAATTCCCCTTCATCGGCTTCAACGAACTGACCAAGCAGCCTAACTCTGATTTCTACGAGTCGATGTTCTCATGCCGACGCTCATCATTCAGGCCGCAGGATTACCCACTGGCTGATGGCAAGCTGTTACCTGCCATTCCTCTTGAAACGTTCAACACGACCAACCCATTCGGCATAGGCCACACATGGGTGAAGAAGCGCTTCATTGAGCCAGCGCCGCGTGGAACGATTATCCGTGATAAGCAGATGGTTCCTAACCCGCAGACGCAGCAGGAAGAAGAGATAACTCTGACTCGTGTAGCCATACACGGCTCATTCAAAGAGAACCCGTACCTCGACCCTGTTTACATCGCCACCCTGATGAACATCAAAGATCCGAATAAACGTAAAGCTTGGGTTGAGGGCTCATGGGATGTGACTAGCGGCGGTAGATTCGACCATCTGTGGAATGACTCTCTACACGTTATCAAGCCTTTCCGCATTCCAAGTAGCTGGACGGTTGATCGCTCACACGACTGGGGAGAGTCAAAGCCATTCTCTAATCTGTGGTGGGCTCAGGCAGATGGCACCGAGGCAACTCTTGCTGATGGCTCTAAATTCTGCCCGCCTTCAGGCTCTCTTATTCTTATCGGTGAGTGGTACGGCTGCCCGCCTGATGAACTTAACAAGGGGCTGAATATGTCTTCTACCAATGTCGCTAAGGGCGTTGCTTGGATTGATAAGCGCCTTGTTGGTGAAGAGGTGGATGAGCCAGAGGAAAGCAAAGGGCAGGGACAGATGCACATTATGCCCGGCATCTGCTCGAAGGTTATCCCCGGCCCAGCTGATAGCGCCATTTACAACACTGCTGACAACGAGCTTTCCATCGGACAGAAGATGGAGAAGCAAGGCGTCAAATGGCTTGAGTCGAACAAGAAGCCCGGCTCACGCATCAACGGCGCGTCACTCTTCGCTGACATGCTCGAAGCCGTAGTGGAAGGCAAGAAGACTGAGTCAGGAATTCCTGAGAAACCTGCATTCTATGTTTTCGATTATTGCCGTGGCTGGATAAGCCGTGTCCCTGTTTTAGTTCGTGATGAAAAGAATCCTGATGACGTAGACACAACGCAGGAAGACCACGATTGGGATGGCACCCGTTACCGCGTTCTGCACTCGCCTAAACAAATCGGCGCTGTATTCTTCTAAGGAGCAATCAGTGAGTGATACCAATAACGAGGTTAAATTCCTCGTGAATGCCCTCGCTGATCAAATAGCGGTGGGCCGCCAGCGCGCTCTATATGCTGGGCAGTTTAACGGCAACACCAAGCGCACGAAGTTATGGGATGAATTTGGATACCCAGACACCGTAACGTTTGACATGCTTTACCGCGCTTATCGCCGTAATTCAGCAGCGTTCGCAGGCATCCATAAGACTCTGGACTCATGCTGGATAGACAAGCCGGTCATTATTGACGGCCCACTGGTCGATAAGTCGAAGAAGGAAACTGACTGGGAAAAGACAGTCACCAAGATGCTGAAGAAGCACTGGGAAAAGATTAAAGACGCAGACCGCCGCAACATGGTAGGTCATTACTCCGCAATCATCCTTCAGGTTAAAGACAATCGCCCATGGTCAGAGCCAATTGATAAGGTTCTGGTCGGTCGCCTTGGCGAGGATGCGCTGGTTAAGCTGATCCCCGCGTGGGAGTCGCAGATTAAGCCGGGCAGCTACGACATTGACACGCTGTCGGAAACCTACGGGCAGCCAGTCAACTACACGTTCAACGAGCAACCAGTAGGCGATGATGGCACCTACGGGAATGTCCGCAGCGTAACCGTTCACCCTGACCGCGTCATCATCCTTGCTGAAGGCTCAGAAGACGAAAACATGCTTTCCGGCATCCCTCTCAACGAGGCAGGCTACAACGACCTGCTGGATATTGAGAAAGCCAAGGGGGGGAGCGCGGAAGGCTTCCTGAAGAACGCAAGCCGGCAACTGGGGATTGAGTTCACCAAAGATACGGATATGACCACCCTCAAGGATGCGGCAGTAAAAGCTGGATTCAAAGACCTTGGCGAAGCGCTGAACGATAAGATTTCCCGAATGAATAGGGGTACCGACGCGGCGCTAGTCATGCAGGCTGGTCAGGCATCGGTGCTTTCGGTTGCAGCAGCTGACCCAACGCCCACATGGACGGTCTCAGCAAACAGCTACTCATCAACC